GTACACCCCCTAGCACACCCCCCAGTACACCCTCGAGTATACCAGCTCCATCTGGAACCACACAAGTAGTTGGGACTGCGCTCATTGAAAAAAGTACTCAATGGGACGACGAGGGTAATGGAACCTCCCATTACTTAGATAGACACAATGTTGATTGTGGGATGGATGGTATATCACAATTTAGACTTATTCGTGAAGGTAATGGTAAAAATAAGTTTAGATATGACTACAAGTGTAAGCCAAATGATATGGCAACGGCTATAGAATGGAAAACTACCCAAATGGACGAGGATGGTGGGGGGAATATTGTCTATTTGGATAGACATAACATTGATTGTGGTAAAACGGCAATTTCATCATTTAATCTTCAACGAGACCCATATGATGGTACCAAACTTCAGTATATGTACTCATGTAATGACGTAGATGTTAAAGCTAATACGTGTAGAGATGTAAGTACACCAGCAAATGATGATGGCGGTGGTATTAATATATACTTAGATAAACACAATCTTGATTGTGGCAAAGATGAAGTTATGACAAATTTTCGATTTATTCGTGAAGGTGCTACAAAATTTAAGTATAAATATAAATGCTGCAAACCGTAAATTAATTTCTAGGTGTATTTTAATAAAAGATGTCTCAGCGACTTGGAATGGCTGACGGGCGATGCTTCACTATTAACTCTTCAGCCCAACTTACTAACAACTATATCATGAAACAAAACGGTATCACCTTTGAAGATAACTACAGTTACCGTCAACTCCTCCAAAAGCAAGGTCCAGAACTCTTGTCCAAGGTCCAAGAACAATCCCGTGCAGCGTGTGATCCTTGTGACCGATACACCGACATGTCCAAGATTTACTAACTGAGCTAAATTCCCGTAAAAACTTTAAAACTATACTCTAGAATGTTGCAATGTGCCATATGTCTCAATGACGTCAGAACAACGAGAACCAATTCTCCGATCAGATGTGGACATATGTTTCATTCCCACTGTCTAGAGGAATGGAAAAGTAAAGGTAAGCACACTTGTCCACTTTGTAGAAAAGTATTTGACGTTTCACAATTTAAGGTAACTATTACAGTTCAGAACAATTACACAGCAACTTCAAATACTGTGTCATTGGAGAATGATGCTATTTTTAACATAATGGACATTTTTGATATGTCATTTGACGTGGAAAATACGGTAGATTTAGAGAGCTTGTTTGCGGACCTTGGGATGAGTTTGTCCGACTTGGATTCCCTTGTTCTTGACACAGAATGAACTGCAGTACCGTTCATAATTTAGTCCCGGATAGTTTCTATCCGCTTTACGAGGGTCCTTAATGGACTTACCAGATGCATCAGTCAGAAGTGGACCAGTTGCCCACCCACGCTTGTGACTGAATACATTGGCATTGAACACTATACGCTTATTGACGGCAAATTTACCAGCCCGTTTAATTCTAGACAATGGAACTTTGAAAAACTTAGCTACAGACTCTTGGGTATCACCTGGTTTGACGCGATACTCTATAACACCGTGTTGAACATAAAAATGAAAGTCTCCTTGACGAATATAGTTTGTTGGTCTTCCAGGGCATACAAACATCATAACTTTGTAGTACCCCTTTTTACACTTCTCATTTGCCTTAACCTGATAAATCTTGGTTGGATTATCTGAAATCACGCGCTTTGGAAGACCTTTACAATGGGTATAATTGTGGTCAAGATTTGAAAGACCCGATCGATCACCTGGAATGGATTTTTGCCATCGATAGGCTTCATAATCTCCAACTGCATACGCGTAACAGTTGTTATTACCAATACCCGTAGTTGTACCCCATCTCCGGTTGGTGAATGTTCTTTCGGAGCCACTCAGGGGGAGGTCCTTCATTTGTAATTCGTTTAGAAAAAAATATTTTTAATAAGTAAATGCAGGTTATTGACAAGGTCGCCAAGTCTCAAACAAAATCAGAGATGCTCACTGAGCTTCTCATCTTTATTCTCAACATTCTTATCGCGACTTTCGTTATCCGATTCGCGTGGAACCGCTCCCTCGTGAAGCACATTACTATCCTCAAACCACTTGAAACTATGCTCGATGCCTTTATTCTTGCATTGTCTTTGAGTATTATCCGCGGAGTTTAAAATTCGCTATAACCAACCGTCTTTTCACCATCTGTGTGAATAATAGTTGGGAAGCCTTCCATATTTGGACAATCCTCCTTGTCGCAATCGACAAATTTAAATGGCTTACCAGCCTTTTCCATATATTCTAATTGCTTACGAGTCCATCCACATCCCATGGTCCCGTAAATAGTTGTTTGTTCGCCTTTTGAAACTGGTGCGCTGATGGTAGACCGCGTTCCGATATTACTGAGAATCAAGAGGTCGATGAGTACAAGGAGGGCGAGAAGCCACATATTTATATTATACAATTACATATTTTTTATGATCTTACACATTTGTTCTTTTGTCATATTTGGATCCAACTTGAACATTTTAACTAGGTCTTCTTTTTTGTAAAGACGACATTTACGCTTATCTATTTTGAGATCGCCATTTTTATTTACGAATACTTTTGGTTTCTGTGACACTGGCACAAATTTCGTTTGAATTTCGCGGACTCTAGACACGAAGGCTTGTTGTTGTTTGGCTGGTATAATCGATTTAATTCTCTTTTCAATCTTGCGAACTTGTGACATAACAGCTTGTTGTTGTTTGGCTGGTATAATCGATTTAACTCGCTTTTCAATTTCACGAACTTGTGACATAACAGATGGATCTCTGCTAGTACGAAATACAGCTCTTTTTATGGGTTGTGTTCTCTTTTCCGCCTCCTTTTTAAGAACTTCCATAGCTCGCTTAACTGCATTCGTGGGTGTCTCTTTTGTATTTATCTTTTGTATCTCCCGCTCAATAGCTTTTACGGTTTTCTTAAGTGTGAGTGGTACAGCAATTGGAATTTTTGTATCACTTAAAAATGGATGCTTCAAGATGTCATTGTACGTTGGAAGTTCGTCATGTGTTTGACCGAGACGAAGACGCATGTCCTTAATATGAACACTTTCCTGCCCAATATACCCTTTTGTGAACACATCTTCTATAAATTTCTTAACTGTTGGTATTGTTGTATATCTGTGTATTATATTCAAAAAGTAATGCGCATCATACATATAATGTGATTTTGTAGAGATCCCGCTACCACTGAATCTACCAGATAATACTTCTGGGTTTTTGACACCTTCAATAGTAGCCATTCCAAAGTCCATCATGATTGGTTTAAGATTTTCCGTAATGAGTATATTAGTCCAATGAAGATCGTGATGTCTAAATGATGGGTATTTATCATGTATCTTCTTGAGATTACGAATCACCTGCGAAATTACACGCTTGAATGCGGCTGAACTTGGTTTAGACTTTATCCATTTCTCGAGTGTCTGCCCCTTGATGTATTCAAAATAAAGAACATCTTTATCATCACAAGATTTGAAGTGATATACACGTGGTACACCCATACCTTGTAGTTTTTCCGCAATACGATATTCAATTCTCGCAGATGGTTCGGTTGTCACTTTTATAGCAATTCCCGTTTTACATTCATTGTCGAGACATCCATAAAATACCGTACCATATACCCCCTGACCAAGTCTTCTGAGATTTTGCCCCCTCTCAATTTTTATACCTACATTTGAAAATAACTGTTGTTTGGGGTCACACGCCTTTTTACCTCTTATAATTTTTTTGAGTTCTTCACCAACTGCATTACGTTGTTCATCCGTTTTAGCATTATTGGCTATACGAACAAGTTCGGCAAGTTTGACCATTCTTATTACAAACTAAGAAAACTTTTCATCGTACCACCTGGATACTTCATTTTCTTCAACAATTTTTTTATATAGTTCATTTTCGTCTACATGACACATAACGTGTTCAAGAATCTTAATATTCTGACTCAACACCGCGCCACACATTAGGGAATGTCCCATAATAGCCATAATTTCATGCCAGTGATATGGTGATTTATGTCTACATGCCCATCTAAAAGTTTCAAACATTCTGAGACCCACTGTACAATCTGAATATGCTCCAATTGCGAATGTTAAATATCCATCTTCAACACATTCCTGTTCATCTGCGGTTTCCATAATGTGAGTGACATATTTGGCGATTTCATCCTCATTCTCTTGGAGACCTTCAAAGTTCCCATCACGAATGAGTTTTGAAAGATACCTTTCATTCATTGTGTTACGAAAAATCGTGAGTATTGGTTCACTTAGGTTAAACGCAATTTTAAAAGGGGAGAGCATACTAATTATTGATGAGAAGATTTGCGCCCTCTCATCAATAGTGGAATTGATATTTTGATTAATTTTTAATTACATTTTATTCTTCATCTACTTCAACTTCCTCATCTTCAAACTCTTCATCTACTTCTTCAGTGTCTCCGAGGTCAAGACCTTGGAAGGCAAATGATGGAAGCTTAGTAGATTGTTCGAGAAGACATTGTTGAAGGCGTACGGTAACACCAAACTTGTTATCAATAAACCAGATGGAGCTCACATCAACAATTGCCATTACCTTTTGACCCTTCTCAACTGTATCAAGTGGAACTTGTTCCTTCTTCATAGAATATGCTTCTGGAACAAAAGAACCATCTGGCTTCGTGGCAATCTTGAGCTTGAGAGTGGATGGATATGGCTCCTTACCCGGACGGACCATTGGCTTGTAGAGCGCTTCACGTAGAACTGCGACATTGAATTCCTTACCGAGCCACTCTTTGGAGTTTTGGGCAACAGTATTCACAATGATTTCATCAAGTTCCTTCAACTTGTCGTGAAGGTCCATTGCCCCCGCGTTGTCAGAATCAAAGCTAAGGTCAAGAGAATAAGTAGTACGTCCAGTACCTTCGTCAGTGAACGCACTGAGACCGTATGGAGAACGCATAAATGGAAGTTGAAGGTAGAGTTTTTTGTTGTCGCTACCATTGAGATAGACGGTCTTGCCGCCATTCTTGTTCTTACGGAGTTTCGAGAAGCCCACAGAGGAGGCAGAGAATTCAGAGGATCGTTGGATAGCAAGCGACATTGTGTAGAGGGTATTATATATCTACTTATGACCTTGACTTTAAGTTATTTTTTTTGTTCACATACAGTAAAGATAATCATGGGTCTCTTTAAAGACTGTGGATGTGGATGTAACGGACGAAAGCAACAGGAGAAGCTTGTGACTTCTCTAATCTCGGGTTTAACCTTCTTCGTGATTGCGAACCCAGAAACTTTCCGACTCGTCAGGCGAGTTCTCGGACCAGGTATTGCGACCCCAAATGGTTGCCCATCAACTATAGGTCTTCTTGTGCATTCCATTGTATTCATCCTTGTTGTGTGGGCAATGATGAATGTCAAGAGGGAAATTCCAAAGGTAGCTGAAATTGGTCCATCTGCGGGGTGTAGCGATTGCGATGCCAAAAATGCGGGTGTTATTCCACCAAAGCGTCAAGCGGATATTGTTCCACGACCAGGAATGGAAGAACCAACGTTTGCTGATACTGGTCTCGAACTTGATTCAATGGATTTGAATGCTATGTAAGTATAAATGACCGATCGGTAGTTTGTAAAACTTTGGAATATTGTACATTTTTTAATTTATTTTCGATATTTGTTACGTGTTTATTGCTAATAATAAAGCATTTTTCAATAAACACTTGACCGTCGTATTCGACAATCAGAGGTCCGGGTCCGCCAACAACTGATTGTAAAATGGGAATCATCTGTTTTAGGTAAGGTCCTATTCTTTAAAACTCTTCATCAAACTCAATTTCAGCCGAATCCTCATCCAACTTCCCGTAGTCTCCCACTCTCTTTTCAAAAAAGTTTGTCTTGCCATCCAAGCTAATGTTTTCCATAAAATCAAATGGATTCTTTGAGTTCCAAATTGGTGGTTGACCAATTTGTTTAAGAAGGCGATCGGATACATATTCGATGTATTCAGACATCTTTTCGGAGTTCATACCAATGAGATTACATGGAAGCGCGTCAAGGATGAAACCCTTTTCAATTTCAACAGCTTCCTTCACAATGGCGTGAATGGTTTGGGTAGAAGGTTTATTGCGAAGTGTTTTGAACAGTTCCACCGCAAACTCTTGGTGGAGACCCTCGTCGCGAGAGATAAGCTCATTAGAGAAGCAGAGACCTGGCATAAGACCACGCTTCTTCAACCAATAAATAGCACAGAATGATCCGCTAAAGAATATACCCTCTACACATGCAAATGCAAAGAGACGTTCAGCAAAAGAACGCGATTTTGCATCAAACCATTTCATAGCCCAATTAGCTTTCTTTTCAATACATGGTACAGTTTGAATTGCGTCAAAAAGTTCCTTCTTCTCAGCTGGGTCTTTGATATACTTATCAATCAATTTTGAATATGTTTCACCGTGAACCATTTCATTATGACATTGATACGCATAGAAAGAGCGCGCTTCGCTTATCTGAACTTCATCTGCGAAATTGTTATTGATATTCTCAAAAACAATTCCATCGGACCCAGCAAAAAACGCCAGGATATATTTTATGAATTTCTTTTCATTTTCATTTAGAGTCTTCCAATCATCCATATCCTTGGATAGATCTACCTCTTCCGCTGTCCAATTACTCATTTGAGCCTTCTTATAAAGATCCCAGAGGTGTGGATACTTCAGGGGAAAGACTGTAAAACGATTCAGAGTTGGAGCTAAAATAGGTTCATACTCTTCCTCAACCCACTCTTGAAATTCAAAATAGTTTCCGATGCGACGTCCATCTACAAATATTTGAGGGTAGGTATCAAGTCTACCGTCACATAACTTTTTGAGGTCTTCTTTCTCAATCATTACTTTTTCGTAATCCATTCCCTCGGATTCACAAAGTGTGACGGCGTGATCGCAGTATTGGCATCCTTCCTTCGAATAAATTGTGATTTTCATCTGTAGTATTATCTTTGATAATTTTTTGCTTGAAAACTCTAAGCATGATTGTGCCATCCGAGATAATTGAGAATGATATAGTCAAGTTACTAGTAAACGAAGATGACGTAGAAGATGAAATGTTTGCAGTTGTGGGAATGAACACCGGCCTGGTCCTTGGTGTGCGGTATCTAAACCCTACCGAGCTCATATATAAGTCTGCATGTGTCTATCAACTTGAAGATGGAGATATGAATCCAGCTCCATATGAAAGTGTAATGGAACACTACCCAACTGGGACAACATTCGAAGATTTGGAATTCAAATCACTCAAAGATGGAATGTACGTCCATTTAAGTGAAATTGATATTGAAGACTCCGATTCGGAGATATATGACGAAGACGAGAGCGATTCCGAGATGGATGATTTTATCGTTCCAGATGACCAAATAGATGGTGAAGTCATTCCACCATCTGACTATAAGTCCATAGACAAAGAATGGAATGAATGGAAACCTTCAACCCCAGGCGCAAGAAGTTTTAAAGAAACTGTGGATGCAATTGAAGCCCTTGCGAAAGCGCACGCCGATAACCTAAGTTTTGGTGCGTAATTACAAAAACTAAAAAAAATCCACCAAAAACATACCAATATGCTGGCAGCTATATGGTCCGACTTGGACCGACTATTACCAAAAGAAAACGAATATAAGCCAGTGAATAGAAATTTTTGTCGCGAATGCTCGGGTGTGAAAGTTGTTTCGCCCGAGGGTCTTCCCACGTGTTCAGAATGTGGTCTCATTGAAGATAATTTTATCGATGATACACCTGAATGGACAAGTGGTTTGACTGATGATGGTCGTGTAAACGATCCTTCGAGATGTGGCAATCCAAACGCAAATCCAGAACTCTTTTCCCAAAATTGGGGTAAGGGTACTATAATTTCAACACAACGAACTTCAACATATGAAAACAAGAGAATGGCAAAGATAAACTTTCACATGTCTATGAACCACAAGGACCGGTCACTCTTTCACGCGTACCGTGATATTGATGAGGCATGTCATACTTTACCAGACGCAGTCCTTAAGGATGCAAAGATGATGTATAGAAAGTTTAACGATGAGAAGCTAACACGGGGAGCGGTGCGACTCGGTATCAAGGCAAACTGCGTTTTATATGCATGTCGCCTCGCACAATTCCCAAGAACTACAAAGGAAATTGCAGATATGTTTGGTATTCAATCCAAAGATATTAGTCGTACAACTCAAATATTTAAGGATACAATTATGGGAGTTACCGAAAAGAATTATGTAACAAAGGCGTATGATGTTATGCAAAGACTTCTCAATGCATTTGATATTTCTCGAGAAGAGAGGTACAGATGTAACAAGATGTGTAGCGCAACGGATGATTGTGTTGAATTGATGAGTAAAACTCCAAATAGTGTAGCTTCCGCTATTATTTATATAGTTCTTGGTGCAAATGTAACAAAAACGGAGGTGTGTGAAAAATGTTCCGTATCTGTACCAACATTAAACAAAATAGAGACTATTATAAAAAAACACTTAGAGGTTAAAGGTCTCTTATAGTAAAAGATGTTGCCAAAACTTTTTTTGTCAACTCCATGCTATGGGGGGCTTTGTTTAGAAAAGTATATGTCTAGCATAATTAAGCTTCAAATTCTACTTGTAAGAGAAGGAATTCAATTGTATCTTGATACTACCGAAAATGAAAGTCTTGTTCACCGCGCTCGAAATGTAGCCGTTGGTCGTTTCATGCAAAAAACCGATTGTGAATATTTCATGTTTATTGACGCGGATGTAGATTTTGAAGCAGAATCAGTTGTTCGTCTTCTTCGCTCGGGACATGATATTAGTGTTGCATGCTATCCCAAAAAGGTTGTGATGTGGGATCAAGCAGCAAATGCCATCAAGGGTGGTGATGAGCGAAATATGGCAATGCTTTCATCGAGTCTTGTTGTTAACTTTGGAGCGCAGAAGATTTCTGTAGAAAATGGGTTTATTCCCATTCTCGACGGACCAACTGGATTTATGATGATCAAAAGAGATGTTTTCAAGGCATTAGAGGAAAAGTTTCCAGAATTATGGTGTAAAAATGATCATCAAAACCGTGATTTTGATGATTATCATGCATGCTTTGATTGTATGATTGACCCAGAAACAAAACGGTATCTATCCGAGGACTATGCATTCTGTCGTAGATGGCAACAGTGTAATGGTAAGATTTATGCAGATATCAATACAACGTTGGGTCATGTCGGTAATCTTCCATTTTCTGGTTGCCTCAACGAAAGGCTTAAGGCTTAGACGCAAAATATTTGTAATATGAAGATTTGTACAGTTGTAACTACTCGTTCAAAGTCTTGTTCCGTTAAAACACTTCATACGATTCTCAGACTTAACATTAACTGTATGCAACAAAATGTTCAGAATGAGATTTTATACGTAAACGACGATCCATTTGAAAAAATAGAAATGATTGAAAAATGTTTACCAAGATGTGATCGTGTATTCTTCATTGATTTTGGAATTGGCGTTGACGAAGATTCAGTTAAACAAATTTTTGAGAATCATGAAGGTATTGGCGTTCTTGTTTTCCCAGGTGTAAAGGAAGGTATCGATTGGGATCTTTTCAAACAAAAAGTTAGATCTGATGAATGTCTTGAACCGACGTCGCAAATGGGTTTACATTTTGATACCGAAGTGAGTAAAAAAATTTCAAAGGACATTTATAGTGTTATAAACACGGAGGCAAAATCTTGGGTTATGTTTTCAAAAAATGTTATGAAGAATGCAAAGGATAAAAGGGGGAATTTTAGTCTGCACGTAAAAATGTTTGATAAATTGAAAGAATGTGGTGTGAAGATTTATGCGTTTACAGCATCTAAGTTGACTATGACATATTCACACGAATGTGTTAGTAACATCTTGAATGCAGCTGGAGTTAAAGCCAATTAAAGTTTAAAGTTAAATATAACATATGCCTACCGAAATGTTTGTAACGTCAGAATCGCCACTTTACAAACACATCGTTTCTTTTATCCATTGTGTCTGGGGGAGTAAAGATTACTTTCCCGGTCCACAACCAATCTCAATTGAACACAAACATTTTCCAATTCTTAAAAATGGAGAATATGTTGTATGTGAAAAGACTGATGGTGAAAGACACATGATGGTTGCTACAACTTTCGAGGGAAAGCCAAAATGCTTATTTGTGAATAGAGCTTTTGATATGTTTGAAGTTAAAATTAATTTTAATAAAAAAGCATACGAAGGTACAATTCTTGATGGAGAATTATACGATAATACGCTCATGGTATATGACGCTCTTCTCATAAATGGACAACCCGTAGGACAGTTTAACCTATACCACAGACTCTCGGAAGCTGAAAAAATGATGAAGTCTGTTATTTATATGAAGTTTGATAAGCATCGACTCAAAATGAAAACATTTCATTCTATGAGAGATTATGATCAATTTATGTATGAATATTTACCAAAAGTTGAACAGAATGTGGATGGTTTAGTATTTACACCTGTAAATGAACCGGTGCGTATTGGTACACATGAGACAATGTTCAAATGGAAACCTAGGGAAAAGAATACAGTTGATTTCCATATGAAGAGGGGTACGAGTTTTGAGGGTGTGGGCAAACCCGGAGTTCCAGTTTGGAAACTTTACGTTCAAGAAAAGGGAAAGTTGTTTTTTGAAAGCGAGTTTCCACTCAGTCGTATGGATGAACCATGGTTTGAGGATGGAGCTATAGTAGAGTGTATGTACATTACTTGGGAAGAAGGACCCTTGTGGTGGAAACCAGTAAAAAGAAGGAGAGATAAAACACATCCAAACAATCGAAGAACTTTTTATAGAACCATCGTTAACATTAAGGAGGACATTCAAATGAAGGAGTTTTTAGATTGTAGACCAGAACGTAGTGACCCGCAGATGCAGGCAAAGTAGCTTCGCTTACGAAATCGTCGTTTATATAATACCACGTATTACCATGTTTTACAAAACTCACATAATGTCCATCAACTTGTACACCTATATGTACCGCACTCGCAATTAGATTATACTCATACTTATCTATTAATATTTGCTCTATAACATTTATATGACTTTTTTTATCAAATGAAATCATAAGAACTTGTGGAAGTTTCGAGAATAACATTCGGGTTGTCGCAATATTATGAACTTTACCCTCCGTATCCTCGAATTTTTCAATAACATTCCAATCCGCACTCTTAGTGAGCATTTCAGCTAAATCATTACCCTTTGATGTCACTAAATGCATACCAAAATCCTCCGTTGAATTTGATTTTCCACCCGGCCAAATAGTTTCTTGTGTCTTTTTACCATAAAACCATTGTTTTATAACCGGACAGGATTTTTCAAGTATATCTATTATGCATAAGATAGCTTCTTGTACATCGTGAGGTTCTCTATTTTTGAACCTAGGAAAGTTTTTGTAAAACTCATTCAATAGTAATTTAACATTTACAAGCCCCTTTTCTTGCGAAATCCAGTAAAAATGAATAAGTTTTGAGTACATCTTTGTAAATTCGCAGTTACCCTCGTAGTTTACTTGTAAAAAGTAATTTGTGAGTACAGGAATATGAAGAAGACATTGAATTGCTGTATTGAAGTAGCAAGTATTTCCGAGGTTTAAAAAACCTCTCATTACAATTTATGTACAAAAAACACTTAAGAAAATGGCGCATTTCTAAAATGTAAAGATAAAACATCATGCACGATATCAAGTCTATCACCGATAAGCTTCTTCCTGTATTTGAAACACACAAGGAAGAAGAGAATGTGGAAGTTGAATTGCGCTTAGGAAAACATAATGGATCATTCTTTGATACTAATGTTGGAAAAGAGAACTTTGAAAGAGTTCTTGAAGGTCTTCGTAAGTATAATGGTTGGGAAGATGTACAAAATTCAACGTGTGACATTTTCTATAACGACAAAAACGGAATCCGAATTACCGCCAATCAAGACACGGGTGAACAAAAGATGATTCAAAAGATTAATGTCGTCAAAGAGGATTTCTCCGGAACACCAATGGATGTACGATTTAGTGTATCGCGCGAAATTCCAACTTGGGGTGAATATGAAATGGATCGTAAAAGAACTAAAACACGTTATTCTTTCATTCGAAAGAACCTCAGTATTGATATGACTATTTCATCTGGAGACAATGTCGACATGGATTCAGAAGAAGAATGCTCTTATCAAATTGAATTCGAAATTGTAAAACCTCAAGATGTATCTTCTAGAAATGAGTTTTTCAATATTCTCCACAAGATTAATGACCTATCTAAATTAATTCCTATGTAATAGTAATAAGAATATGTTGAGATTTGCAATCCTCATCCTTATGACCCTAGCTCTTATATTTGAAAAGCAGACCAACTCACTTGAAGTTGGGGGATCTAAAAATTTTCATCTTAGTGACGGAATGTCCAAGAAAATGTACATTCGTATGCGACGCGAAAAAATGAGTAACGAAGATCTTAAAAAGTTCGTGCAATTAGAGGATCGTTTTCTCCAAATTGAACGAAATTCAGTGTGTTCGGGTTTATCTCACATAATTGAAGCTACTGTTTTATCTAACCTTATAAAGGAACTCTTCCCAAAGTATGACTTTTCATATCATACTATACACCTTAAACAAATTGCGGAACCAACTAAAATTGTGAACACACGTGTAACATGTTAAATAAGTTCCATACAAGCATTTGATGTTTTGGACTCTCAATTTTCTTATAATTGTTAACAATATACATGATAAGACCATTCTCATCTTCATCGTGTATATCTAATAAATATGTCACTGGGTCTTTACAGAATGCAAACTTTTCATCAACTTTGTATTCCAGTTCAAGATCAGACATCATTTTTTCACTTTCCCTACCTTGTCTAATGTAATCGGCGATGATATAGATCACTGCATCCAAAAGCTCTTCTACACACATGTCAATCCAGGAGTTTTTAGGTGTTCCCCAATTCCTAGTATCAGAATTAACTATGACTCCATGACCGTATCTATTTTTTCCAATCTCAAGACGCGCAACAAGTTGCTTTTCGATGGATTGCATATTTATATTTACTTATCGGTTTTTCCTTAAGTTTATCCAAGTCTTCTTGTAATTCTCTAGTTGTCTCATACTTGGACCTTGGGTAATAATAAAGTTTGTCGCCGCGTTTCTATACTGTGTGACCAAGTTGCGTGGTACATTACTGACATTAAGTTGGGATCGTATGACCTTCGTTTCCAAATTTTGTCTTCTCTCCCTCTTCCAATTGCTAACCATTTCTTTTTTGAGTTCGTTAATATTCTTCTTAAATGGAAGACCCAGTTTATTTATTTTATTTATTTGCAATCGATTAATCTTCGCCTTAACAGCTTTCACATCATTCTCAAGGGAGGGCATCACATTTTTATATCGTGACATCCATCGACTACCATAAAGTTTAATAAGGTCCTTACGAATAGAGTTCTCGTTGAGACCTCTCTTTTTGATAACTTGTTGCATCTTTACAACCTCCTTTTGTATCTTAACATCTTTACGAGATGGTTTGGGTGGGGGTGTTTTTGGTTTTGGTTTTGGTGCGAGCATAGAGTTGCGTACCATTTCAATCTTCTTACAGAGAGTTGCTTTTGTCTCTTTGGGGTCAAGTTTAATTTTAAGGATACCCGCAACACGAAGAAGTTCAGTCTTGCTATAGTTTGTGCACGCGGACCTACCAACTTTGAAAGAATTACCAGTACCTGTAAGTGCAACATTCTTATTTTTATCTGTATTCTTAAACGTTGCTGTTTTCACATTTGAAATCTTTTTAATCTTGTCACAAATAGCGTCCTTCTTTGTTGACGCGGTAATGCCAACAACACCCAACTTCTTGGCGAGATCCACGAGCTCGGGTTTTGCCATTCGCATACACTGTTTACTATCAATCTTTAACGCGGCACGTTGTGTTTTAGTCAAAGGTTTCAATTTTTTAGAAACTGTTTTCTTTTTTTTAGGTTGTGTCTTTGTAAGTCTGTTTGGAATTGGTGTTGTCAATGTTATGTCTCCACCTTCATATAACATTCTCGCGAGCTCAATACCTACCTCATAGGCATCTATTAGATTGGATGGATTACTCGCACCAGAGACTTGAAAGTTACAAGTCTTTGTCATAATAAACTTATGTCCATTATATGTTGCGTACATAAATGGAGACTCTTCTGGATTATACATAAGCCAAGAAAACCCGTATATTCGTTGTTTTGACGCAAGTACACTCATATTCGTGATAATACCATTCACTCTAAACTGACCACTAAGATTATTATATTCAAATGGATTATATAAAAATGACTGTTTTTCAGAATATGTATTTACAATAAAACGTCGAATAAGTTCCGGTTGATTTGAAATATTTTTTCCAATGAACCCCCCGGAAAACCGAATTTTACCATTTCTATAAAAGTTAACTGTAGCACCCTTAGACTCCGAGCCATTTGAAACTGTTATTTTAAGTTGAACTGTAAAAAAGTTCTGGTTGAGATCACCTTGCTTTCCATATTCTCTTGTATGTGTAAACCCAGTCATAAAACGACCATAAATACCATTGACTTCCTTTGTGTCTATATAAAGACCCTCCCCAATGGGTGTTTTAGGAAGTGGTGTCTTAATAAGTATTTGTCTAAGGTCGACACGACTTTCCGCGTCAAAATCTTTGTTTACGGTTGCATTAAACATACCTGGATTAAGCTTACTCACGACAAAATCAATATTTTTTGATACGGGGGGTGGGCTGCGTTGAGCGACATCAACAATGTAATTTATATTATCATCATTATTACTATTTGAATTATGAACAAACTGAGCAAACTCTCCATAATTTTCGTTATTCATCAAGTTTCTTTCAAGACGAGGTGGAAAAGTTTGTTGCTTTGTGATTCCAAGATCCATTTCAATCTCTCTCACGAGAGCATTATTTGACGCAGTCGTAGAAACAGAATTTGGACTGTTCGCGGGTTTTAACTCTATCCCCGACTGCTGAACAAATTCTCTGAGCTGCTGGCTCATATTACTATTGTGTAGTATTTTTTTTAATAATCGTCGGTGAAGCCCAAACTCTCCTCAACCACATCGACACCATAGATAATCGGTTGTTTTGGGTATGTACGTCCCTTGTAGGTCACTACCTCTTCTCTGACTTCAATATCTCTCGAACTGAAAGGACCAGCGTAGAAGTCTTGATTGAACTTCGGTCTTCCCAAGTTGTTTGACTGACAATGTTGATTAAACACCTGTACAAAGAGCTTCTGAGGCACGAACAAGTCCTTTCCTTCGATAATGTTTGTACTCTCGAGGAAGTTGTGAAGGGTACTCGCAACCATTGCAACTTGCTTCTGTATCTTCTTGAAGTAATCTGGTACAACATTCCATATGTCTTTGTCTCGATACTTATTAGAGTAATCTAAATATGCTCTTACACATTTAAGAAGGATGATAGGTAATTCTCCGTTTAACTTTTCATCAAGTTGTGGGTCTGCATCTCTGACCTGTTTTGAAAAGTTCCAAGGTAAGATACGACGAAGTACCGAACCCGAATTGTCCTTCCAATTTGGAACTTCATTACCACCAAGAACGCCTGGTACATTCCATTCAATTGAAACTGCAGTCTTATTCTTCACTGCAACCGAAACATCCTCTCCTGAAACCATGGACTGAAATTCTGCTTGTTCAAGGGCTAAATCCCCTTTTACTTCTGGAGCAATGAACATGAATGCATCCTTGATGGCTGAGAGACCGAACTTCTTCTCGATGTTATTAGAGAGAGTACCCACATCTTCATTTTCATAAAACTTCTTGAATACTTTTGTAATCAATGTAGATTTACCAGATCTAGCAATCCCCTTGAAGAATGGAATAACTTGCCATCCATCGAGTTCTCCAATGTCATAACACAAACGACCACCCATTACATATGCCCAGTTACATACTTCGTCTTCAAAGTTTTGATACTTAAGAACCGAGTCAAAGAATGGTGTTGGAATATCCTGCCACCTCTGAATGTGCGCAAAGTCATCAAACTGTTGATCAAAGTACTTACACGCAATAATAGTCGGATCAAGGCATCTGAATTCTTTGCTGTCATAAGGATAAAAACAGCAATCATAGACGCCACGATCTGGAATCCATTCTTTACCAACAAAGACACCGTTTTTGAAAGACCAGACGTGCCTTCTCTTAGTAATTTCTGGAAATTGTGCGTCAATACACTTGGACATATTATCGATTACATCTCTGAATACCGAACCTCTCGATGTAAAGTTTTTCCAAGTGATGAAGTCGTCGTCTTTTTGTGCTAGTGAATATACATACTGCTCAATTGAAAACTTTGTTTGCCATGCCCTAGTTCTATGACCCTCAATCGTTCGAATCTCTTCACAACATTGCCCTTTGTATCTCCTGTATCCAGCTTTGTATGTTTGGTCGAGTGTGTATAATAGACATTTCTGAAATGGTGTCGAATTTTCAACTTCACTCTCATCAATTGTTGATGGATCACCAAGTGCACTGAATTGTGGAAGCGCGGTCGGGTTATCCACTCGTTCAAATGAGATGTAATGTCTTCGAATATTATCATACCCATCATTTACTTGTTTTTTGATATTGTTTATGCGCGTGACATTTGTAATACCATCATCGTTATACTCTTTTTTGTGTATTTTAAGATCTCTAACGTGATTCTTCAAGTTTGTGAGAAATGTACTCTGTCTATCGCGATTACCTTTAATGGAAATGAGATCAATCCTACTTGGAATTGGATTTCCCAATTCATCAAAATTTTCGGGATGTACAAATTGTCGATATCCCAATTCTCGAACATTTCTAAAATCATTCGACTTTAGAGACCACGCGTATTCGAACTTTTCGATTATATTAAGTACCTCTTCTTCTTTCATTGATTGGATGTGCTGTTTCTGAAGTTCCGTGAGAGCTTCATACTTATTAGGTTCCTTATCAATGAAATGGGTGTGTTCCATTCTATGATTTATGTATAGACGAGTTTTCTTTCTAAGCCGATTTTGGGGGTTGCATTTTGGCAAGCATCTTTATGAGTATCTTATTTTGTGTCTCCAATTGGTAACAAAGATTAACAAGGGCTGAGCAAACGGTATCTCCGTCTGGAGTAGCCAATAGGGAAGTCATAAGATTTGCGATATCTATACCTTCCTCTTCTTCTTCATCCTCTTCGAAAAAATCGCCATCCTCTTCTTCATCTTCGGTCATCATAAGTTCTTCTTCTTCATCTGAAACGATTTCACCTTCTTCAACTTCTTCAACTTCTTCGACTTCTTCAGGGCGAGTCGACATTTAGTTTAAACTGAGAAAAATTCATTTTGAAAATTTCGCACTGATGCGATTTTAGCCAAAAAAAAATCTCAGTATATAGTACAAAACTCTCACAATGGCCGGTGGTCTCATGCAACTCGTCGCCTATGGCGCCCAAGACGTCTACTTGACCGGTAACCCAAAGGTTACCTTCTTCCAAGCTGTGTACAAGCGACACACTAACTTCGCGATGGAAAACATCGAACAAACTGTTAACGGTACCGCCGCCAACTCAGGCCGCGTGTCCGTGACCATTGCCCGTAACGGTGACTTGGTCGGCGACATGTACGTCGAACTTAAGTCCGCTGCGGCTAACACTAAGTCATCTGCCGGTGATGACTGTAACTGGGTCGCTGAACGTGCGATTGCCTCCGCGGAATTGTCCATCGGTGGTCAACGCATCGACAAGCATTACCAACGCTGGTGGCGTTTGTACTCAGAGCTTTACTTGGATGAATCTAAGAAGGCTAACTGGGCTAAGATGACCACCGCGATCACAGGTAACACTGTGTACTTGCCACTCGTCTTCTTCTTCAACCGCAACCCAGGTTTGTACTTGCCATTGATTGCGCTCCAATACCACGAAGTCCGCATCGACTTCGATTTGACCTCCACTTTCACCACCTACCTTGATGCCACTGTCTTCAAGGTGTGGGCGAACTACGTGTACTTGGACACCGAAGAGCGTCGTCGCTTCGCGCAAAAGGGTCACGAATACCTCATCGAGCAAGTGCAACACACTGGCTCCGACACCGTCACCGCCGGTTCCACCTCCAACAAGCGTCTCTCCTACAACCACCCAGTTAAGGAGCTTGTCTGGTGCTTCAACGACCCAGCGTCCGGTAACGTTGCCACCTCTTTGTGGAACTTCACCACCGCTCCAGGTGCGACCGCTATCGTTCTTGAGTCCAATGCGTTCGCTCAAGTCTCTGGTAACTGCTTCGTGCCAGTCACCCAAGCGACCGGTGTCCCACTTGTCGTGTGCGGCGAAGCCGGTTCCCTCAGCGACTTCACCGAAGAAGCTGTTGGTCCATTGAGCAACTTCAAGCTTGTCCTCAACGGTCAAGACCGATTCAAGGAACAAAAGGGTAAGTACTTCAACCAAGTTCAAGCGTACAACCACCACTCTGGCTGCCCATACCCAGGTGTGTACAGCTATTCCTTCGCGTTGAAGCCAGAAGAGCACCAACCAACAGGTACCTGCAACTTCTCCCGCATCGACAACGCGCAAGTCGCGGTCACTCTCCCATCGGGTGTTGCGTCCACCACCATGCACATGTTCGCGGTCAACTACAACGTTCTCCGCATCCAATCCGGTATGGGTGGTCTCGCCTTCTCCAACTAAGTTGTTGATTATGGCATATTGAATTCGCGAGTATAAAAAATTAAATTTAAAAAAATGGATATCACCCAATTTTTAAATCTAGTATTATAATAAACAATGGAAGACGATAAGCAGACGACTACCCAACAAAAACTTGGTTTCATCATACCATTTACCATTTTGGTTATTGGTATGGCTGGAGTAGGTTACATGATGAGCCGTAATCGTGGTATGAAGATGAAGTAAATTAAACATAACTCTCCCCTAGTAAATAAGAATGCAAGACGTATACACGGATGGAAGTTGTTTGGGAAATCCGGGAGCTGGTGGTTGGGCTGCTCTTGTATCAGGAAAACAATTGTATGGTGGACAGGACAAAACAACAAATAACATTATGGAAATGACGGCAGTTGTAAGAGCACTAGAAGAGTGTCTCGATAAAGGC